ATCCAGTGTCACACACCGCATGTCTTTTGTATTTTCTTGACATTTTTTGAATTACAAATAATAATACAACACGCTACATTTACTTACATTTGAAGGAGCACAAAGCATGACAAAGAACCTCGTTGTAACTCTACGTTTACCTACAGACCTTTACGCTGAAATACAACGTATTTCGAAATCGGAGGACATTCCCATGTCTTTTGTAATCAGGCGTGCTCTAAAGAAGGGCCTTGCATTCGGATCCACTACACAAACAGCCAAAGCAGTCACCCCTGCCGATGCCAGCAAAACCGAAGAGATCAGCGAATCTTGGGAGTGAGGGTTAGGGAAAACCCCTACTTGACAAAGCGAACACAATGTACTACAATGTAATCTGAGTAGAGCAATCTCGCCCACTCAAAAACCTACGAGGAGAATCACAATGCACGAAGATCAAACAAAAGATTTCCACTTTTTTGCATCCAGCGTCGCTGATTGGATAGTCACCACCGACACCCGGACCCTGCCGGACCTGATCGAGTTCATGGATAAAGCAGGGTATCCGTACAGCCTTTGGATGGTCCCCGGCAACTGGGACAGCAACTACGAGATCAAGTGGTATGCGCCACAGGTCGAGGAGGCCAAGTTCCTCGGACACTTCAAAGCACCCAAAGAGCGCAGGAAAGAGGCCCGACTGCTCGAGAAGAACCGAGCCAAACTGAAGGTTTTAGAGGTCGCATAACCAAGAAAAAGAGGGGGGCTTTTTCCCCCTCGACTTTACAAAATAAAGTTTTGAACTACAATGAAATCTAGCAGTCAGAAAAATAAAGGAGAGCACATGAGTGAGATAGCAGAGTTTTTGAGGGCATTAAATGGCGCACTGGGGCTGATAGCGATAGCGTTTTGCGTCTATTTCTTGGCGTGCATGGTTATTGGAAGAGGGGAGGACAAATGAAAGACTATCCAGCAGAGTATGACGAGGAGCATTTGGATAATCAATATTTTGCCAAGGCATTCCCCGATGCCAAGGGATTGGGCGACCTTTATCGACAGACTTACAAGTACACCGCTTGTGGGCCTTGGTTGTCTGCACAGATCCAGTACATCAAGGTGCTTGAATCCGATGGATATGGTGGCGATATGCCGCACGAGCAAGAGGTAATCGAGTGGGTTCACTCTGATGACTTGCATGACCTTGGCACATGGGCAGACATGGATGCTAATGGGGTACTTGTCACAGCCTTGATGGTTGGCTCGATTGTAGAGGGTTGTGATCACGGGACAGGCAAGTATGAACTTGAGGTGAAGCAGTTAGACGAAGAGCCAAAACAATTTGCCAAGCGGTTTTACAGGGCGGTCCAAGAAGTAAACGCAGAGGCGAATTCAATTTGGAACGACACGCATGGTTGCGAGACTTGTGCGAAGCATTGGCACGAGGAAGGATTAATTGGGTGGGGGCAGGGCGGTCAAAATGGCAATGACGGCATGACCCCTGTGTGGAAAGATTGTCCTGCCTGTGGCGGGGCGGGTAGTGTCATTTAATGCGAGGAGGCGAAATGAAGACGTTTCAAATATTCCGCACTGTTTCTTACGAGTATTTTATTGAGGCCGAAACAGAGGCAGAGGCAATCATGAAAATGGACAAGGGGTATGTAAAACCGACAGACGAGACGGAATTATCCATGAATATAGCCGACACCCATGACGGGGTTGACTGGGAGAACGAAAAGGTGAACGTATGAGAGTCTTAGTTTATGTTGAATGCGAATCGTTAGACGATCTAGACGAAACCCTTGGGTTGGGTGTAGACGAGGGCACAATTGAAAAATATGCGGCCTTAACAATAGATGGTTCTCCAATTGTCTACGAGATCGGGCAAGATTCCGCTCCCGAAAGTCTTTCGGGTATGGCAATTCGATGCGCCGGGATAACAGAAGAATAGGAGGCCAACAATGAATACGCTAGGCCGCACCAATAAATTGACTGACCAAAACCTAATGGACTACGCATGGAGGCTGGGCTACCAACTAAGCCCGGAGGACTGCGACGAGATCAGGATAACCGCGTACTCAGGCGAGACCGTGGCCCACGCAGTGAAGGACTTTCTGTCCACATATGAGGTCCCGGGGAGGTGGTACGTATGAGCGATGGATTTTGTTCAGAGTGCCGCAAGCCCTGCGTCAAGGTTAGACGAAACTACGGCATAGGGTCTTACGAATACTGGGGAGCCACCGGGGTCCACCACAATTGGCAGACCGTATCGGAGTGTTGCGAAGAGGATGTACTGGAAGAAATCGAAGACGAGGAGAACGAAGAATGAAAGCATACTTAATTGACCCATTTGCCCGGGCCATCACAGAGGTCGAGTACAACGGGGATTACAACGAGATCTATAAATTAATAGACTGCGATGTATTCGCCTGTGTGGATATTGACTACGAGGGCAACACAGTCTTTATCGATGACGAGGGGTTGATCACCGGCAAGGAGCAGGAATTTTTCAACATCACGCATGACGAGCAGGGAGCGTCCCAGCCGCTGGCGGGTAAGGGGCTGGTGCTTGGGACCGACAAAGAGGGGGAATCAGTTGCGCCCAGCCTGACCATCGAGGAACTCCGCAAGCGGGTGAAGTTTATCCCGCTACCACTACTACAACAGTTTATCCATGAGGGGATGTAAATGGACAAGGAAATCGAAGACGAAGACGAAGTCGAGGTGCATGGGATCTGCTCCGAGTGCAAGGAGCACTGTTCGGGGATGCTGGTCGAAGACGGGGATACGTACTCCGAATGTTGCGGCACGGAAGTTTATGACTATGAAAGGGGAGAGGGATGAGGTTGGTCTACGTTATCGCCCGGGACAATAAAGAAGAGATCACCATACCCAGTAAGGAGAGCCTGTACTACTCACCCTACCCGGCGTTTCTCTCCCGGGAGGGGGCGCAGAAGTACATCGAGGCACTGGGGTTCGACGAGAGCCACAAACTAGTTATTGCCGAATTATTTTTGGGAGAGTGACTGTGAACTTTGATACAAGTGTGGAAGTGTGGTTTGGTGAGATGGACGAGGGGACATTCAAGTACGCGGGGTCGGACCCGGAGGAGACGATGATCATCCACCTCATCCATGAGAGAAGGTATTTTGGGATAGGCGATACCTTGATGGACCAGATCTACGAGTATATGGACAGGAACGGGCACCTCGATTACGTGATTCCAACGCAGTACAAGGGACGCATACTGTTCTCAAACTACTTCTTTAAACGGATGGTCCCGTGAACAAGCCCGTTGAAACCACGTATCTGAAGTTGCTACATCGGCTCGAAGATCTGCTTGAAGGCGAGGAGTTAGACAACATCATTCCGGCACTGGCTACTCTCTTGGCGCAGGCTGGGTGGATGTCTACAAGGGACAAGAAAATATTTGTGGCCTACATAGTCAATGCGATAGATCGAACCTATGAAACCATGAATAAGAAAAGGGGAAACTAAATGGGAAGCAAAACAAACTGGTGGTATGAGTCAGGTCAGGCCGCACAGGCCGCGCAGGAATTAGTATGGTTTGTCGTGATCGTTTTTGTTGGCGTTGGCGTAATCATATGGTTTAATGACCGTAAAAAATAAATAGGAGAGTGTTATGAAATCCCTTGAGCAAGCAAGGCAAGAGTATCGTGATGTCTTAAAAAACAATGGTGGGAAGTGCCCTTGTTGCCGTAGATGGGGCAAGATCAACGGCTATCAAATCAACAGCACTCAGGTGCGGGGTATGATTTGGATGCTCAAAAATTTTCGCAGAGATGAGTGGGTTGACTTAGGTAAAGCACCCCGGTGGGTACTGCGATCAAAATCGCTGGCTACCCTACACCACTGGGACCTACTCGAAACAAAGAAAAAGACAGGTGAAGACGCACGGGGTTCTGGTCTGTGGCGGTTGACCCAGTTGGGCCGAGACTTCATATATTGCCGGGTCACCATGCCGAAGTATGCGTTTGTATTTAATAACCGGCTGGAGAAGTTTTCCAGAGAACAAACGGACGCGGTCCAAGCGCTGGGTAAAAAGTTTTCTTACGACGAGTTAATGAATACAACATATCAAGCCACAAAATAGGAGAGTGAAATGGCAAAAGTTAAATTAGGTACTTTAATTTATGACACTTCCAAAGAAGAAGGTGTTGTGGATATTAATTGGGGAGATCTACCTGAAGATGTTATAGGGCTAGATATTCTTAGCGATTGGTCTGCCCAGTTAACAAGGCACTACCACAAGGAAGTTGCTAAAGTATTTAGGCACGAAATTAAAATGAATGAACTTATTAAAGATTGGGAAGCCGATTGATGAGTGACTATCAATACACAAAGGATTGGTTTAACTGGGCACCTCAAGTATGGTCGCAGTTAATTCCACATTTACCGGGACGTAAAAACTTCTTAGAGATTGGAGCATACGAGGGGCGGTCTGCGGTATGGACTATCGAGAACATGATGGAAGATGGCGGTGAGTTGGTTTGTATTGATACATGGGAGGGCGGAGCAGAGCACGTCAACGGCGAGATGGTTGGCGCTGAGGAGAGGTTTCAGAACAACATAGGTTTGGTGACGAGCAACTTTGTTGATCGCAAGGTACTTCCTATCAAGAGTACGTCTGTTGAAGCACTGGGTAGTTTGATTGCGCAGAAGAAACAGTTTGATTTCATTTATATCGACGGGTCTCACATAGCCAAAGATGTTTTGACCGATGCTTGTATGTCTTGGCCTTTGCTAAAACCAAAAGGGTTCATAGTGTTTGATGACTATATGTGGAAACCGCAGGGTTTTGAGACCATGCAACGCCCGAAGATTGCTATCGATACCTTTGTAAATATGTTTGAAAACGAGTTATCTATCGCCCACATAGGGTATCAATTTATTGTGAGGAAAGTATGACTGATTGGACTGAAATACCCCATAAGCAAGAACAACAGCAGGGCCGCCCAAGCGTAATGATCGCCACGCCGATGTATGGTGGAATGTGTACTGGCAACTATGTAACAGGTTTGCTTAACACGTTAAGCAAGATGAGGTCGGTGGGTGTGCCCGTATACTGGGCGCAGATTACTAACGAAAGCCTGATTACCCGTGCCCGTAACGAGTTAGCCCGCCTGTTCTTGGAGAAGGGGTTTGACTACCTGATGTTTATTGACGCTGACATTTCGTTTGATGGCAATGCGTTGGCGCAACTAATGGCGGCTGACCGGGATATTTGTGTAGGCATATACCCGAAGAAAGAGGTGGACTGGAAGCAAGTAGCCAAGGCCGCAAAAGAGGGTAAAGAAAACCTACAAGACTATGGCGGTGCGTTCGTGATGAACATGGTTCATAACGTAGATAAAGTTGTAACAGATGCGGACAGGGTGCTAGAGGTACGCCACGGTGGTACAGGGTTTATGTTAATCAAGCGTCAGGTGTTTGAGAAGTTAGCCCCCCACGTACCCACTTACCGCGTGTCTACACATAAAGTTGATGGTGAATACGTTAAGCCTTTGACTAGTGAATTCTTTGCCACAAGCATTGATGAGACGGGTGCCCTGCTATCTGAGGACTACCACTTCTGTGATCTATGGCGTAAGCACGGCGGGAAGATCTACGCCAATCCATTCATCAAACTAGAACACGTTGGTACATACACCTACACCGGGGACTTACTTAAATCAGGAGGCAATCTAAAGTGACCTCCAAATTAGTTAGAGAACATTTCATTAACGATAAAAAAATAGAAATATACGATGATGTTTTCTCGTTTGGAGAATTGCAAGCGATATATAAATACAGTCTTAATTCACTTTATAAGCCACACCGTCGTGCCCTCGACTACCCCGGTGTAGATACGAAATATACGCCGACATTGAAGGCACCCCTGTCGTTGCCGGACATATTAAATTTTGCTTTTTTCCAATCAGTATGGGTGCGTAACTTTTTAAAAGAGCGTAACTATAGAATATATTCAACGTACATAAATTTATGCACCGCGAGTGACACGTATAGTTTTCATACTGACAATGGGCCGTATCAACTACCAAGTATGCTTGGGTATTTAAATATGTATTGGGATCCATGTTGGGAGGGGGAGACTCATTTCTCAGACGAACGAGGGAAGGATACTTTGGTTTCTGCGGGGTTTATACCGGGGCGTATTATTGTTTTTGACAGTTCCATACCACATAAATCTTCTCAGCCGGGGCCTATGGCAGACAACTACCGTTACGTATTGGCGGTTAAATTAGCGATCAAAGACACTAAGGCTTGGGATTCATCGTTTGCATTAGATGATTTTTTCTTTGACACAAATGTTGATATGTCGTCAAAAGAAGTTGAGGCGGCGACTGCTTTAAAAAAATTAACCCACGACATACCGCATAGTGGAGTAACTTTTTTTGAGCATCTCTTTGGTACTTTTTGTGTGCTAAAAAAATTTGGATGTGACGAAGATACGTGTTTAGCCGGAATGTTCCATGCAATCTACGGAACAGAGTTTTTTAAAAACGCGCCTTGCGTAGAGGAAAGTTATGTAAAAAGTTTAATTGGAGAGGAGGCAAATAGATTAGTTAGACTGTTTTCAACTGATAACAGAAACGTAGGTATAGTAAATAACTTACTCAATGTTGATTCACAAACACACTTGAAACTTCTTCATATCCTTTACGCAAACTTAATAGAGCAGGCTAATAGGATAGATTTTAATTTGGAATTAGTTGGGTCTATAAAAAATAAAATTGAACAATTAACAGAGGTAATCTAAAATGAAAAAACTAATTGCGAGTTTGTTGTTTGTACCGTGTATGGCGAGTGCTGAGTTTATGGATGGCAATACCCTGTTGTCGAGAATGAACGACTCGGAGACTATTCCGAAGATGGTTGCCCTTGGGTATGTTCAAGGTGTGGCTGATGTTTACGCTAGGGTAAAGGTATGTGCTCCACAAAATGTAACGGCAGGACAAGCCCGGGATGTGGTCAAGCAGTATTTAGAAGTTAATCCCGAAAGAAGGCATTACTCCGCTGATTCCCTTGTGGTTAATGCTCTAGCCCAAGTATGGCCCTGCGCTAATAATCGTGGTGGTACTAGGTTATGACAGACCGTGAACTAATGGAGAAAAATACATGAGCGATAGATGGATGTGTCAAAACGAAGATGGTACTTATGCGGTGGGTGAAGGCGATGAAGAAATTGCCACGTGCAAGCGCAAAGAAGATGCACTGATACTGCGGGGTGGGTTTATGTTAGATGAACCCGACATAGAGCGTTTGTTTTCCCGCTATGGTGAACGTATTAGAGAGCGTGCAATTCAAATAACCCGCCACGTCGAAGCGGCGCACTACATAGTTAAGAGGTGAACATGAACAACGAATTAACCAAAGAACAGATATTGATAATGGCTGACGCCGCTGGCATTACCAAAAAGCAGTCTACATATGGGTGTTCTTGGAATGATCTGCGTAGGTTTGCATCAATGTGTAAAAGGCATGGCATGGTTGAGTTAACCGATAAAGAAGTTCATCAGATACTTGACGATAACCTAGAAGGTGGAAGCCTTGTTGACATATGCAGGGCGGTTGAAGCCGCTGTTATAAGGAAAAACACATGACTGACGTATTCAAACTGATCGAAGATCATGGCCTGACCTTGCATGGTGACATCGAACACTTTGCCGAGTTGGTTCGGGCAGACGAGCGTGAGGCGTGTGCTAGGTTGCTTGAAAATGGTAGGTTTTTGCACGATGAAGCACCCGCTGCAATACTAGCCAAAGAAGCCGCCAAAGCAATCCGAAAAAGGGGTGAGAGATGACAACAAAAATCGAAACCCTTGGACGGTGGGGGGCTGCGGCTTGCCTTCATTCTGCCCTAGAAGAAGTTGAACACGACGATGCCGTGATCGTAGTAACGATGCGAGATGATGGCCCTCCGAAGTGGTGGACTGCCAATGTCAAAACATCTACTGCGCTATTAATGGTTGAGTGCGTTAAACAAAAAGTAATGGATGACATGAAGGAGGGAAGACAATGAGCATCTCAGCAATGAAGCAAGCATTGGAGGCTTTGGAAAAACTCTGGGACATCATTGATGACATTGATACCTATGGCGACATGGCGAAAAGTGACGACAAGTTGTATCGGTCATTGGTTGAACGCAGACAGCGACAACGCTTTGAGCAAACTGGAATTTCTACAGATGGGTACGAATTGAATGGTGGGGCCATCACCGCACTACGCCAAGCCATCGCAGAGGCAGAGAAGCAACAGCAAATTGCAGAAGATTTCATAAAGTATGGCGCATCGTGGTCAAAAGATGGAAAGCGTATAGACCCAAGTGAAATCTATGCACCGACACAAGCACCTGTACACGCCATCGACATATCGCAAAAATGTGTCGATGAAACGGCAAAACGTAAACATGAGTGGGTTGGACTGGACGGTGATATACCCGGCTTGGGTTTAGTTACCGAGGAGTTTTATAACGGGATGCTTTGCGCAGAAGACATATTGAGGAAGAAAAACAATGGCAGTTGAAATGACCGACTTTGAAGAGAAGGTGTGGAAGTATCTACTTTCTCACCCAAAGACTCCCGTGCAAGCAAGGACGATTGCAAAGGAATGGATTGCAAGCGAGGGCAAAGTAGCCCGTACTTTAAAAAGGTTTGTTGATAACGGTATTGCGGACTTAATACGGATGGGTTCCAAGAAATTTTATAAGGTGAAAGAATGAGCGATTTACGTGACGCAGCAGAGTTGGCGTTGACGGCTTTGGAGAATGGAACAAGCCCAAACTTATGGCCTTCAACAAAAGAAAATCTACGCAAGGCACTAGCGCAATCACATAGTCCTTTGGTTTGGATGAACAAATACGGGCACGTCGCGTCGTTTAAAAACGAAGAACTTGGCTATACCGACTCTCTCTACACCATACCAGTTGAATACAAAGCCGAGATCGAGCGGTTGCACAAAGAAATTGAGCGTTTGAGACAGGCATACCACAGGGTAAAAGATGAGAACGAGCGGCTGTCCCTTGACTTAGGTATAAAGAACAAGGATTTCAGATGAACAAGATTACGCAGTGGATGGTGGATCAATTAGTTGCACCAGAACATCAATACCTTGACGCAACAGACTTACCACTAGATTCTTTACGAATGGCTTGGCCTTTTAAAACTGACAAGGAAAGAGAGGAAATACGAAAGTGGATGCGTAAGCAGGAGAAAGCAAGAAAGATTCAGTTTTCAAGTTTTGAAGAAGCCCCATTTTAGGAGAACATTATGCAAGGATTTCAATTAAAATTAGATTTTGGCGAAGGGTTAGAATGCCAAGAAGAGTACCAACGATTCTTAAAAGTTAATAACCTTGAAGATACCAACTCGACTTGGGTTGTGTTTTGTGAGTGTTGGAAGTCTGTGCTGCGTGCTGAAGCCATGCTAGAAAAACGGAACCAGCCAGTTCAATGACACCCGAAGCAAAGGTTAAAAAGAAAGTTACCTCGATACTTAAAGAGCACGGCGCCTTTTACTTTACGCCCGTAACTGGGGGGTTTGGTCATTCAGGTATCCCAGATATCGTGGCCTGTTTTAACGGTAAGTTTGTTGGTATCGAGTGCAAAGCAGGAGACAAGAAACCCACTGCCTTGCAGAATAAGGTCTTGGAAGATATACGAAACGCAAGGGGATTTGCGTTAGTGGTAAACGAAAGTAATTTGCAGGACGTAGTTGATGTTATTAATTTTATAAAAGGAGAGTAACCATGAGTTGGCAAAAAGTTGGTGATGCAGATTTAGCGGTAGTAGTTGATGAAATAGAGATGGAAGTTACCCCAGAGGTTATTGAAGCGGTAACCAAACCACGCCGGGGTCGCCCAAAGAAGAATGATGATAGTTCTTCTCACGATCCGGTAAACAACCCACGCCACTACACGGCGGGAGGGGTTGAAACAATTGATTTTATTGAAGCCAAAAAACTTAATTTTCATCTTGGGAATGTAGTTAAATATGTCTCTCGCGCAGGGATGAAGGGAGAATATCTACAGGACCTTGAGAAAGCCGCATGGTACCTAGCCCGGGAGATCGAACGCGCCAAGGGGGAATAATGATTTATCTCCTTCAACTTATTTTTCTGCTTGTCTGCGTATGGGCATGGGCATCACGATGAAAATTCTTACGATTGATTTTGAAACCTACTACGACAAAGAATTTAGCCTGTCGAAGATAACCACGGAAGAGTACGTCCGCGATGACCGGTTTGAAGTTATTGGCGTAGCCGTCAAGGAGAATGGTGGTGATACAGAATGGTTTAGTGGGACCTTTGAGGAGACGAAGAGTTTCCTTAATAGGTATGACTGGGGTACTAGTTTTGCAGTTGCCCATAACGCTATGTTTGATGCTTCTATTCTTACTTGGCGGTTTGGCATCCGTCCTATGGCTTGGCTTGATACACTTAGTATGGCTCGTGCTGTTCATGGCACTGAAGTTGGCGGTTCGCTCGCTGCTTTGGTTAAACACTACGGCCTCGGTGAAAAGGGCACAGAAGTTGGTGAGGCTATTGGAAAAAGACGGGGTGACTTCTCGCCTAGTGATCTGGATCGCTATGGGGCTTACTGTCGTAATGATGTGGACCTTACTTACGACCTTTTTAATGCCTTAAGCAAAAAGTTTAGCCGGGTAGAATTTAAACTGGTGGACATCACCATAAGGATGTTCTCAGACCCGGTTCTACGGCTAGACCTACCACTGCTTGAGCAACATCTCGAAGAGGTTAAAGCCCGGAAGGATAAGTTGTTACGGGCCGTACAGGAAGACCGCGAAGCCCTTATGAGTAATCAGAAGTTTGCTGAGTTACTTAAAAGGTGCGGAGTGGTACCACCCACAAAGATAAGCCCAACAACAGGCAAAGAAACGCTGGCCCTCGCCAAAAGCGATGCGGCGTTTACTGCACTGGCTGAACACCCAGACGAGCGGGTGCAGGCGTTGGTTGCAGCGAGGCTTGGAAACAAGAGCACGTTGGAGGAGACCCGGACTGAGCGGTTTATCAGTATCGCCAAGCGCGGATCGATGCCCGTGCCCTTGCAGTATTACGCGGCTCACACAGGCCGCTGGGGTGGCACAGATAAGATTAACCTTCAGAACCTACCGAGCCGGGGGGCTAACGCAGGCAAACTTAAGTTAGCGATTCTCCCACCCAAGGGCTACGTGCTGATCGACTCAGACTCAGCGCAGATCGAGGCCCGGGTGCTGGCTTGGTTGGCTAATCAATGTGATTTAACAGAGGCATTTGCAAATGGTGAAGATGTATACAAAATCATGGCGTCGGCTATTTATTCGAAGGCAAGCACCGAAATTACGAAGGAAGAGCGTTTTGTTGGTAAAACAACGATCCTTGGTTCTGGCTATGGAATGGGTGCAAAAAAATTCCAAGCGCAACTTAAAGGCTTTGGTGTGGAGATTTCGGAACAAGAGGCTTCGCACATTATTGCTGTCTACCGCGGGACCTATTCATTAATCCCAGAATTGTGGCGCCAAGGCCAAGCCGCAATAGAAGCGATGGCTAACAATCAGTCTGTGCCGTTTGGTAACGGAGCGGTTGTAGTCCACGGTAGGGACGGGATCCTCATGCCTAACTCGATGTTCCAGCGGTACCCCAATCTACGAAAGGTATTAGATGAACAGGGTAAGGAACAGTATGTGTATGACGCTCGCCGGGGAGTCAATAAAATTTACGGCGGAAAGTTGGTAGAAAACATCTGTCAGGGTTTAGCCCGATGTATCATAGGGGAGCAGATGATTAAAATCGCCAAGCGGTACAAGGTGGTGTTGACCGTCCACGATGCTGTGGCCTGCATTGCCCCGGAAACAGAGGTAGAAGAGGCCACTAAGTATGTTGAAGAGTGTATGCGCTGGGTGCCTGACTGGGCTACCGGCTTGCCATTAAATTGTGAAGTTGGATATGGAGAGAGTTATGGTAAATGTTAAAGGCATCGAAGCATATAACAATGTAGCATCATTACAAGGTACAGCAATGAGAATAGACACGGCATTAAATTACACGGCTCACGAATTGAAAGTAAAAGAGTTATTAAAAGAAATCCACGTACACTTACTCGAGAATGACCATGTAGCAGCAGCGTCTACAATCGAGCAAGCAATCGTTGAACTGCGGCTAATGAGGGCGGCTGTTAAAAGCCATATTAAAGAATGAAAATACCTACGTGGTCTTACTCCTCCATTTCGCTCTTTGACCAATGTCCCAAGAAGTACTACCACTTAAAGGTAGCCAAGGACATCAAAGAGCCGGAGTCTCAGGCCATGCTGTATGGTAAAGATCTGCATCTTGCTGCTGAGGAATTTGTGCGGGACAGCAAAGAGATGCCGGAAAAGTATGCTTTCATGGTGCCCTTGCTTGAGAAACTAAAGGCTCTTCCGGGGGAAAAGTATTGTGAGTACCAGATGGGGGTGAAGCGTTCCCCGGCGGGGTACCACATGACAAACTTTTTTGACCCTGAAGCCTACTACCGTGGGATTGCTGACTTACTTGTCATTAATAAAAAAGAAAACGAAGCAAGATTAGTAGACTACAAAACCGGGAAGAGCGCACAGTATGCCGATATGAAGCAACTGAAACTGCTGGCGGCAGCAACCTTTGTGCATTTCCCCTATGTAAAAAAGATCAAGGCTGGACTGTTGTTTGTTATCGCTAAAGATTTTGTTACGGAAGAGTACGAAGTTACTAAGAGGGATGACTACTTTGCAGAATTTGACCCAATTGTTGAGCAATTGGGGGTGGCTATTGAGTCAGGGGTGTGGAACCCCAAGCGCAACTTTACTTGCAAGAATTGGTGCGCAGTACTAAACTGTGCTCATAACGGAAGGGGGTAGCATGGCTAGGGATTACAAGCGCGAATACGCTACATATCAAGGCACTGAAGATCAGAAAAAGAAACGTGCGCTACGCAACAAGGCACGTAGACAGGCTATCCGTGATGGTAAGGCTAGCAAGGGAGATGGCACCGACGTGCATCACGTCACGGCTATTTCTAAAGGCGGCGCTAATGGTAGGACCAAGGTGGTCTCGGCCTCTGAGAATCGCTCATTTGATCGGGATTCAAAACGTGCATTGATCTCTGAGATCAGTTCGCGGGAACGTAAAAAGAAGTAGTTGTAGTCTGTTGTAGTTTTGTTTTATCCGAAAGCGGACACCGCTTTTGGAGGCTTGGCTATCGGAGAGTGCGTGAAAATATTAGAAAATAAAGCGCTTTTACTTAAAGTAAAAAACGCTGAACGGATTACTAAAGTTATTCCTAAAAGTAGAGTAATGGCGGCACATCCAGACCATTACGAAGTGCTTGTACATTGGGGGCTGGAAGAATCCCGGGTACTAAAAAACCTGAACATTAAAAATGTTCCGTCGCCTATTCTCGGCAATTACAAATGGAATGGGCTGTATAAACCTTTTGACCACCAGAAAACGACTTCGGCATTTCTAACTCTGCACAAGCGGGGCTTTTGCTTCAACGAGCAGGGGACCGGCAAGACAGGCTCCGTCATCTGGGCCGCGGACTATTTGATGACTCTTGGGTTTATCAAGCGGGTATTGGTTATCTGTCCGCTATCAATCATGGAGTCTGCGTGGCGTGCAGATCTTTTTAAGTTTGCCATGCATCGTTCAGTGGATGTGGCCTACGGCACTCGCGAAAAAAGAAAAACAATTATCGAGAGTTCGGCAGAGTTTGTAGTCATTAACTTTGATGGTGTTGAAATTGTTGCTGATGACATTAGCAAAGCAAAGTTTGACTTGATTGTGGTGGACGAGGCCAACGCCTACAAGAACCCGCAGACCAAGCGCTGGAAGGTTTTAAACCGGCTGGTTACGCCCGAGACATGGTTGTGGATGTTGACTGGTACCCCTGCATCTCAGTCGCCGCTCGATGCCTATGGGCTGGCAAAGTTGGTCTCTCCTGACCGGGTGCCCAAGTACATGACGCTCTTCCGGGATATGGTCCTCTACAAAGTTAGCCAGTTCCGATGGATAGCGAAGCCTAACGCTGACACGGTGGTGCATGACGCTCTACAGCCTGCCATCCGGTTTACCAAGGAGCAGTGCCTAGACCTACCAGAGATGACCTACGTCACCCGGGACGTGCCGCTTACCCCACAGCAAACTAAGTACTACGAGATTATGCGCAAGGAAATGTTGGTCAGCGCCGCGGGGGAGCAGATAACTACAATCAATGCCGCAGCCAATCTTAATAAATTGCTTCAATTGTCAGGAGGGGCGGTTTATTCGGATACTGGCGAGGTGGTCCAGTTTGACGCAGGGACTCGGATGTCCGTGCTGGAGGAAGTTATCGACGAGGCGTCTCACAAAGTCTTAGTGTTCGTCCCGTTTCGCCACGCTATTGACATCATCACGGAGCACTTAAAAAAGCGCTATGCCGTGGACACCATTCACGGAGGGGTATCAGCCGGGAAACGCACCCAGATCTTTGAAAGATTTCAAAAAGAAAAAGATCCCCGCGTGTTAATTATTCAGCCGCAAGCCGCTAGCCACGGGGTAACCCTACATGCCGCAGACACCATTGTATATTGGAGTCCTGTCATGTCAGTGGAGACTTACCTACAGGCAAACGCCCGGGTTCATCGTGCGGGTCAGAAGAACGCGACAACGGTAATCCACCTGCAAGGTAGCCCGGTAGAACGCAAACTTTACAAAATGTTGCAGGACAAGGTAGACGTACATTTAAAGATTACAGATATGTATACGGAACTTTTATCTTAAAAAAGACTCTTGACAATGTAAAGAGCAGTGTTACAATTAATAAAAAAACAGGAGAGTGTTATGAATCAAGAAAGTATGTCTATTCAGGATTGCCTGAAAAAGGCAAGCACCGAGCAGTTAGTAAAATCCTACATTAAGATTCGCGATGCTATCGAAGTATTGGAGCGCGAGCACAAAGAAGCAATCAAGCAACGTGCTGAAAAACAAAGCATGATTGAAGAAGAACTTCTTACTCGATGCAACGATGCTGGTGGTAATATCACGATCCCAACTGTAGGGCGTGTTACCCGTCGTATCATGAAGCGTTACTGGACCTCTGATTGGCCCGCGCTTTACAAAATCATCAAGGAGAACGATGCATTTCATTTGTTGCATCAACGCATTACAAACAATGCAATGGATCAGTTCCTTGAGGACAACCCAGATCTCATGCCAGCCGGTTTGAATCTGGATAGCAAGCAAACCGTTGTTGTAACTCGTATGTCTTAATTTTTAAGGAGAGTAGTCATGTCAGATTTAGAACTTTTTAAAGGTGGTATACCGGCTCATTTGCAAAAGAAAGAGTTGGACGAAGCAACCAAAGCACTCATGGGCGTGCAAAGTAGTGTTGGTGTAGCAGCAGGCAAGCGTATCTCAATCAAAGCGGGAGTGTTTCGCATGATTGTGGATGGCGAAGAAGTTGCACAGAACCAAGAACGTGCAATGAATGTCATCATCGTTGCGGCAGCACCCAAAGATTCACGGACGTTTTATGCTGAAAAGTTTGTAGAAGGTCAGAAAATATCTGCCCCCGACTGCTGGTCTAATAACGGGGATTATCCGGATGCAAAGGCCAAGAACCCTCAGTCCAAGCGTTGCGTGGATTGCCCACAGAATCAGGCAGGGTCTGCGCCCAATGGTAAGCGTGCTTGCCGGTACAGCCGTCGTGTTGCGGTGTCTTTAGAGAACGATTTGAATGGTGATGTATATCAACTAACCATTCCAGCAAACTCTTTGTGGAACGCAGACAATGGCAAACTGGGCATTAAACCCTATGCCGAACTGTTAGGTAGCCATAACCTAAATGTAACAGACGTGGTCACTGAGATCCGTTTTGATACTACTAGTTCTTCTCCCAAACTGGGGTTCAAGGCTATTCGTCCTTTGACTGAAGAAGAGATCGCTAAGGTACAAGAACTTAGCAAAACTTCTGAGGCTCAAAAGGCTATCGGTCATACCCCTGCCGCACTTGATGGCGCCCCGCAACCCGCCGCTTTACCAGCCGCCGAACCCAAATCGGAGCCTAAATCAGCGAAGCCTGCCGAGTCTATCAAGGAACCCGTGAAGCGTGAGAAAAAAGACGCTGCACCTAAAGAAGATGTGGGCGAACTTCTCGACGACTGGGCCAACTAAAAGGGGTGGGGCATCAGCCCCTTTTAAAAATGATTGGATACACAGTTGCTCTTGTAAGAGCGGTTCGACGTGCGCCAAAGCATAAGATCGGTGTTCAACTGGGGCTAGCCTGTATCGAGGCTGGTATCCCAGTGACACAGATTGCTAAGGAGTTTCGTGTAACCCGGCCTACGATTTATGCGTGGTTTACGGGCAAAGCAAATCCTAATTGGCGGCAAGAAGAAGCCATTGCAAAGTATATAAATAAGTTGGCGTAAGCCATTCTTAACAAATTTTTTATTGAGAGCGTATGACCTCAAGGAATCTCTTTCTCTCCGCAGTCTTGCCTACAGACGGCCTGTACTGTGTGGTAGGGTTAAAAAGGGGCACTCCACGGCAGACATTTGTAAGTTCGCTGGAAGAAGTTGATGAGTTAGCAAATACCTTGGTAGAACAGCAGTTCGATGTCTACTTTGGTTGCGCTAAATTTGAGACTGATGAAGGACGAACAGCAAAGAATGCCAAATGGTTTAAAGCATTTTGGCTTGATTTAGATTGTGGTGAGGGGAAAGAATACGAAGGACAAGCACAGGCACTAACTGCTTTAAAACAGTTTTGCCAAACAGTGGGGCTACCAAAACCAACGCTCATTAATTCGGGCCGAGGGATACACGCATACTGGCCTTTGGTTGAAACGGTATCGTATAACGAGTGGAAGCCTGTTGCCGAAGCATTTAAAAAACTGTGTGCTGAAAAAGACCTTCATGCTGACCCCTCTGTAACTTCGGATGCCGCACGCATTCTGCGCATACCCGACACATTTAATTTCAAGAATCAAGAAGCGCCCTATAAAGTTGTAGCCATGTCGTTGTCCGAGCCGCTGGAGTTTGGCGTGTTCAAAGACAAAGTCGGGTTTAACTTTATGGCAACCCTGACTCCGAGCAACAAAAAAGCACTTGATGACACTACCCGAGCGTTAATGGGTAATCGTATATCGAAGTTTCACAACATAATGTTGAAAGCAAAAAATGGGAAAGGCTGCCAACAACTTAGTTATATTTACAAAAACCAAGACTCTGTCAAAGAACCCTTGTGGAGATCTGGCCTTTCTATCGCTCAGTTTTGTCAAGATAGGGATACAGCAATACATCGTCTATCGAGTAAACACCCAAACTACTCCGCTGCCGAAACTGAAGACAAGGCTTCCTCGATCCCCGGGCCGCATCGCTGTGAGACATTTGAAACAAATAACCCTAATGGATGCGAAGGATGCCCACACAAAGGCAAGATCTCTTCCCCAATTCAGTTGGGTACCGAGATCGCAGAGGCAACTGCTGAAGACAATATTGTTGTTATTAAAAACGAAACTATTGGCACCGAAGTTACAGTGGAGATCCCGCCATACCCCTTTCCTTATTTCAGGGGGAAAAAAGGGGGAGTCTATAAACGTGGGATGCCTAACTCAGACTCTGAAGAAGACGGCGAAGACGTATTAATCTATGAACACGATTTCTACGTTGTTAAGCGATTAATTGATCCCCGTGATGGTGAGATGGTTTGGATGCGGTTGCATATGCCAAGAGACGGTATTCGAGAGTTTTCAGTTCCGCTTACCAGCGTAGGGGCAAAAGACAAACTCCGAGAAATAATTGCTGCCAAAGGCGTGGCGGCTTTAGGTAAACAAATGGACAACATCATGGCTTATATAACAAAGTGGGTTAAAGAACTACAAACAATGACAACGGCAGAACTTTCTCGGGTTCAGTTTGGATGGACAGCAGAAAACACATTTATTATTGGAGACCGGGAAATTAAAGCGGGAGAAATAATATATAGCCCGCCCTCGAGCGATACTATTAATCTAGTCCCTGCTTATACAAAAGGCGGCACGCTAGAGAATTGGAGAAAGATTGCGAATTGGTACAACCGCCCGAACATGGAAGCCCGGGCGTTTAATTTGTTCGCAGGGTTTGGAACCCCACTGCTTAAGTTCACAAACCTGAAAGGCGTGCAGATTCACCTAACCGATGACGGCTCGGGTACTGGTAAGACTTCAATTGAGATGGCTATCAACTCTATTTTTGGGCACCCAGAAAAGACCATGCTGTATGAGCAGGACAAGTTTCTGGCTAAGATGCACCGCATGGGTACGGTTCAAAACATGCCCGTCTGTATTGATGAGATAACAAATACTCCCCCGGAAGAAATAAGTAATCTTGCATACATATCAACACAGGGTCGGGGCCGTAACCGAATGATGACCCAGAGCAACTCCGAGCGCATTAACAATACGACTTGGGCTTTGATCCTTTGGACCTCGGGAAATAAATCTGTGCATGACGTGCTCTACAGCATGAAGACCTTTCCAGAAGGCGAATTGATGCGGGTGGTGGAAATCAATATCCCCAGAGATTTAACAGCCACTAAAGAAGAGTCGGACGAGTGGTACAACAGCATGTTTGAGAATTACGGTCTGGCGGGGGAAGCCTACATGAAGTATGTGGTGGCTCACCAAGAATACATCCGGGACAAGATTAAAGAAATCCAAGCCAAGTTTGACGAGGATGCTGGCCTGACTCAGCGGGAGCGTTTTTACTCTGCCTTGGCGGCGGTGGCTATAGTGGGTGGCATGATTTCCAAAAAGTTAGAACTGCACGACATTGAAATCAAGCGGGTCTATCAGTGGGCGGTCAAGCATTTCTCTGGGGCTAGAAGTTCGGTCAAACCTAATTCCTTAGTTCCTTTGGACCAACTTGGCCTATACCTTAACGAGCACAATCAAAACCTGCTGGTCATTAACAGCGAGATTGATAGCCGCACGAGTATGGAGCAGGCACCCATCCAGACCCCATACCGCGAACTGCTAACCCGATACGAGCCAGATACCCGGCTACTTTTTATCAATACCAAGCACTTCCGGGATTGGTGTACCCAGAATCAAGTTTCCTATAGGGCTATATCTGCCAGCCTAGAAAAAGACGGCGTGGCGCAGTTAGGGGTAAAAAAGCGGCTGGCTCGAGGCACAAAACTCAATACGCCCGCGGTCAACACAATGGTCATTGATACCCGCAAGATAGAGGGGTTCGACATGCAGGAGTACATCCCAAATGGAAATCTTGAATGAAGGGGTCCCGGTCTATATCGAATGGCACCTTTTGGCCCCGGGGGCGTCCTTCTTTATCCCAGCAATCCAGACTACCCAACTGGCCCGGGC